GAAGAGGCAGAGTCGCCGGCACTAGGCGAACCATCATCATTATCATCGTCATCGGGAAACGCGTCTTCAAATGACCTCTTTTTTGATATTGTTCCAAAAGTGAGTGTGGCAGAACCATCTTTATTACGATTCGAAGATAACAGATTCATATTATATTGACCTAACCCATAAAGTTTTTTTGGAAATGTTATACCGGAACACGTAAAATCAAACAAATTGATTTCATCCGTAGGGTCTAGTGAATATTCACTTATTAAACAACTGGCTACCTCCTCAATACCAGACATACCGAAAAATGTTGGAAGACTTTTTAATTTCAACCTATGATTTTTCATTGAACGCGTTCCATCGCTATGAATTGTTTCAATAACCACTATAATTTCTTTACCAATGTCTATCTTTGCCTCTGGAGGACGTTTATCATCCGATACGATGTATTGCTTTCCAGTAATATAGTATTCGTGTTTCTTCCATTTTACTTCATTCTTCATTAATGCTGACGTATGTAAATAACTAATGTCTTCCTTTGTATCTTTCGGCGTCTTTCCTTTGTCGTATTTATGTGAATCTTCATAAATATCATCAATATCTTTGAATAGGGCTTCACTATCCTTTTGTTCAAAATGTGTTAAGTCGCCCGCGATGAATTCAGAAAAGGACGCTGAACGTGAACGCGGGGACGCCTTACCCGAAGCCTTTGACAAGCTTTTCCATTCTTCTATTTTTTTAGAAATATAATCAGCTGTATTCGGGTCAGTTACTGTATAAAATCTTCCTAAATTATCAGGCGCATATAAATTATACCTTCCGGGTATTTTATTACAAACAAGTTCAAATAAAAATGTATGTGTTGGTTGATGATAATCCGCAATATTCACTTGAATACCTCCGTGTAATGCGATAAATGCGGATACAATTCTTTTTTCGGAGGAAGCCGCTTTCGACATAAGTATTAGTAGTATATATATTATTAATATGATTATTTTTGATTACAGTTATTTTATTCATCCATCATCGGCTTCCTTTTTAGTTTCAGAAAGACCGTATCCTCTTCCTGAAATCGGACCCTCCGCATATCTTCAGGTACCTTCCGCATATCTTCACGTGCCTTGCGCGTATCCATACTTTGTAATGCGGAGGGTGGTGTTGTCGTAGCAGGTATCGCAGTTGGTGTGATGTCATTTGGGTTATATTCAGCCAGTGGCTGCTGCGGCGGCATCGATGCTTTTATTCTCTCGGTGATTTCGTCCATATCCCGTTGACGTGCCGCAATTCTCTCGGCGATTAGTTTTTCCATATCATCACCGTCCGCTGCGAGGGGGCTGTCGCCGTCGCCGTCGTCGTCACCGTCACCGTGACCGTGACCGTGACCGTCCTGCCGCCGCCGCCCCCGCGCATCGGCCGCCGCTTTCAGTCGCATCACCGGCTGTGCGTCTCTCGGAATATCGGAGAAATCAATTTCAGGTGGGCGTGGAACTTCAAAATATGACCGCATCTCCGCCTCTTTCTCTCGCATCTTCATTTCAACTTCCTGGCGCTTTTGATATTGGAAGTCCTCCGCGTTATAGATTTCTTTTATGGCCGGAAGGTGCACCGACGCCGATGGAAATCCGCCGCCACGACCCCCCGATTTAATGGCGCTGATATCTCTCGCGAGTTTCGGAATATTCACGGCGAGAGATTCAATCGCGATTTTATTGAGTTCTTTGAGAGAAAATGATGCGGCACGAATCCGGTCTATCTCCATTTTAATTTGCTTGGCTGCTTCATAATCCTCCGCCTGGATTGCGAGGACCTTGCGCGCCTCCAGTTTCTCTAATCGCGCGAGTGGCGCCTCCATTTCGTCGATAGTGGCGCGGAGTTTCTTCGCGGCGTCGTAGTCCTCTTCGGCGATGGCGTGGCGCTTTGCTTGATGTAGTTCTTTCAGCTTGGCGGAGTGAAGCGACGGGATGGTCGCCGAGAGATTTTTGAGGATTCTCTCGAACACGTGTTTGATTTCTTCGGGAGTTACATTTTCGGGGATGCCGTCGAAGAGCCCTTCCTCGGCCAATAAGGACCAGAGAAGTTCCTTGTTTTCTTGGGATACGAGAGATGACATTATATAAACAATGATAATGTGGGTTTATATAATTTATGGTAAAGCCCGCCCGTCAGGGCGGGTGGAGGTTAAAACTCCACATTCGGCGTCGGCACCTTCTCATCCACATTGAAGAACTTCCGTCGAAACCGCTGCATATACTTGTCCGTCAGTTTCTTTTTCTTATCCAGGAAATCGTCAACCGTCATTTTGCCAAGTAGCATATGAATAATCATAAAGATGGAATACACACCACACTCCGTATTGTTTTTCTGATGATGAATGTCATTGATATACTCCTTGAATTCAATGCCGTTTGCGTGTCCTTGCTCACGCACCATCTTCATAAATGTGCGTATCCTGCGCTGGGGTGGGTCACCCGTGCTATCGAAGAAGAAAATCACCTTCGCCCGGACATCAATAAACAATGACACCCAATGCTCTCCTGGTTTATCGTGTGGGTCAGTATTAAAAACAATCCCGATTTTCGGTTTTCCATTTCGCACGTGTTTCATAATATCGAACTTACACAATTCGTTCCAGACACATTGTCCGTCTTCCAGGACTTCATCAAAATCCACGGGAGATGGCCCGATGAAGAGGAACGACGGAATCGCGTGCTCGTATTGCTTCAGTGCGTTGGCAATATCAATACTGGAGAGCCACTCGTGGATATTCTTTTTCCATTCTTTCGGGGCTTGCGGCGCAAATGTATATTGCTCCATCTCTCGGTCCATCCCGGCGGATGCGAAACTTTGGCGGAGCCAACACGCCTCCTGATGACACACACGGTTCATATTGTTTTTAAGAGCAGTCCATATCGCGCGCGGGTCAGTTTCCTCGATTTTCTGGTCGGGGTGGCGTTTATTCCAAAGCATTTTCAGTTTGTCGAGAGATTTGGAAGAGTAACACGAGAAATCGTTTGTTTCATTGATGTCGGGGTCTGTCTCGTCTCTTGGTGCACAACTTACAGACTTGAATTTTTCCATTCTTTTCTAATACTAAACCTATACTATTATGTCATAAAAAATTGAAATGAAACGAATGCGTTTGATTGAAGGCATCGTTCATTCGTTTCATTCGTTTCATTCGTTTCATTCGTTTCATTTGCTCAAATGGTTGTCAGAACTCGCTCGTATTATACCGCTATCGCTACCGCCGCCGGAACACCACGCGCTAGCACAAGCAGCCGGAGCAGCAGGAGCAGCGGCGTATTTCATACACCCTCATTGTGTGAGGCTTCTGTTAGAAGTTATAAGGTATATACTCCGAAAAGAAAGGCAGTAAGAATTGCCGAGGACTACGAGGACCGCGAGGACTATGGCGGCATTACGATGTCAGATGCCGCGAATATTATAGTGTCATTTCAAAACATTCCGGAAGAAGCGCCGGAAGAAGCGCCGGAAGAAGCGCCGGAAGAAGCGCCCGTGAAGGTGGTGGTGTCGCCGCCCTCATTCGACCCCGATTATGGTCATCAGTGTATCAACCCAATGACGCCAATTCAAAATTATATATATCGGATGGATATCTACAGTTTGGACCAAACCGTCCATTACAAATCCGCTTATGTGATTTACGACAAGACTACGCGGATGTATACTGTTCACGCGATTGTCTCGAATATCTATTCTGAAGATGTTACTTCGGCAAGGGAAGAACACGCGCCGACGGCAAATTTGCCTTTACCAAAGAACACGATTCAGATGAAGTATGCGACCTATCTCCGTGAATCAGCCCTTAACTACATTATGACGGTCGTTCTTCCTTCGGTTGAATATGACTACTACCTCAAAGACGATGTAATTGGAATTGTCGGCGACAATGATGTATACAATGCGGATGCGTCGTTTTATGACCTAGAACGGGTCCTCTACGACACCACATCCAACGAGACTACCAATGGATTCAAAGCGTTCCTCTTGATTCCTTCGCGCAATTTCTGGTATACGCCCGTGCCTGCCACCACCGCCGCCGCCGCCGCCACGGCGTTTACACAAAACAGATATACAGCATCCGCTGCTGATGCCATCCTGAATATATTATAACTCAGCTGTTTCACCATCGCCACCGCTGTCGTGTCGCGTGACTAATGTTGCGCGTTTCAATATTTCATTATGATAATCGCGAATTTTCGGCAGTCGCGCTTGTATTTTTTCATCGCTATTTTCTTCCGATGGTCGAATCACGATAAAATCGTCCATTGATTTCTTACGTATACACATTTTATTGGCAAATGAGAGGACAGACGCAGACGCAGACGCAGACGCAGACGCAGACGCACACGACGAGGCTATTGGTTCTTCGGGTTCGGGTGATGGCGACGACGACCGTGCCGGAGCAGCAATAACACACGGTGATACTGAACGTGATGTCGCGGCTGTTTGTAATTCCGGCTTCAATACATCCCGCACTTCACTTCGCGTATCTTCTTCCACCATATCTGTAATATCATTCCACTTCAAATACTCAATACACGCCTTCAGATACTCTTGGTGCGCCCGATTCATTTCATCATTTTCACATTGCTCGTCAAATAACCCCCTTGTCATTGCGATGATTCTTTCTTTATAATACTGTTTTTCTGTATTAAACATTTCGACAAGAACTCCGTCGGTGGCCGCCATTGTTTTTTTACATTTATCGTAACGGATGCGATTCGCCATCACATTCAGAGTTAGTTCATTGAATTCATTCCAAGAGTCATTTTGTCCGCCGGGTTGGACGCGGTCTTCCGCCATTTCAATGTTGCGTTATAAATAATAATAGAAGAATAGGTTGGCATATATTATTCTATTACAGTGATGGATTTATACTGATTATGCGTGGGTGCGCCGCATCGTCAACATTTCCCGCGCGTTGGACGTCGCAGTCGCACGGGGAATATCGGTTGGAAACTTATTGCTAGAGTTCACGTTCATCGTCTCCGTCCTAGACCTCCCACTACTGAACCCCTCCTCAATATGCGACAAATGGGTCTGTTGTTCTTTTTCTTTCTGTTTTTTCTTCAATTGGTCTTCCGGAATATAATTCGTAGCGGGCTCAATCACGGGGCCGCCTTCTCCTGTGCAGAATCCATCATACGTGCATTCCAATGTGCGAAGTTGGAATCGCGTCGAGTTCTCAAACGTGAGTTTGCCTAAATTATGCGGGTTCGGATTCATCGGGGCGAAATTGGATGCGCCGTTATCAAACAAATACGGGTTAGGTTGTTCGACTTCACGTGCGTCGACTTGGACCTGGTAGAGGTCGCTTGTTGAATTGGGGACATATTCTGCGCGGTCATTGCGTTGAAGTGCGAAGAATTGATTGCGCAAGGATGACTCCAGATTGACACGTTCCGCCCATCCACGCCACGGCGCTTTCGCATTTCCTGGATTGAATACGGTCTCGGTCGTAAAATGCGTGTAGTTTGCGAGGGGGGTCGTCGGTGCCGGGCGCGACTCTAAAATCGGCATCATTGCGTATTTGGAAGAAAGGGAACGGACATTAAATGCTGGGCGAAGCGCGGTGGACGGGATATTTCTCTCGGAGATGCGTTCATTGATTTCACCCAGGCGGTCGTGATGATTCGTATATGCGCCGTTTACAACACCATAGAATTCCATCTTATGGATTGTTCGTGTTGTATGGATTGATACTCTACTTATTGTATAATGTGAAAAATAAATAATATATAAACACAATTTGATATTATACTTATACGAATTCGTGCCTTACACCCAATGTGCGGAATCTTCTATTTTCAAACCGTTGCGCGTTTGGCGCTGAACCAATTAAAGACCTTACAAGAATCATTTGTTCACTCGTCTCATCGTGGTCCAGATATGTCAGTATTTCTGAAGGATGACACACGCGCTTGGGGATTTCATCGTCTGTCAATCAATGGAAAAGACTCTGCTGCGAATCAGCCGTTTCATATCAAAAACTGTCGTCTCATCTGTAACGGTGAAATCTATAATTATAAGAGTCTGATTACTGAATTTGGGCTGGAGAGCGAATATCAAAGCGGGTCTGATTGCGAAGTTATCATCCATCTCTACCGAATAGTGGGAATTCACGAGACGCTTCGTCGTCTGGATGGTGTCTTTGGGTTTGTATTACACGATTATGACAGTGGTGCGACATATGTCGCGAGAGACCCAGTGGGTGTGCGCTCACTCTTTATTGGTGTATCGCGTCACGATGGAATGTTTGGTGGTGAACATTCCGATTTAATGTGTGTATCAATGAACCCTGACCATTATGGATTGTGTATTGCGAGTGAGTTGAAATCGATTCACGCAATTTGTGATACGGTCGTCCAATTTCCTGCGGGGAGTTATATGGAGTATAGTGACGCGGCAACGGAATGGGATGCGGTTTTTCGCACGTATTACGATTACGCATACGTATCTTATACATCTGGTGAAATAAAGAAAACGACGGCAGATGAATCCTTTTTTGAGCGTCAGTTGAGAGAACTGCGCGTGGAGTATTCGTATCCGATACACGAAGCTGGTGACGCGGGCGAAGCAGACGTCTGTAAAAATATTCGTGAACTCTTTACAAAGGCAGTCGTGAAACGTTTGATGAGTGAGCGACCTGTTGGGTGTTTACTTTCAGGTGGGCTGGATAGTTCTCTTGTTACCGCGATTGTGGCGAGAGAATTGCGCCGGACCGCGCCAGATACTGTGCTGAATACATATAGTATTGGGTTGGAAGGGTCAGTGGATTTGAAATGGGCGCGGCGTGTGGCTGAACATCTGGGAACGTGTCATCACGAAGTTTCATTGAAAGAGAGCGACTTCTTAAATGCGATTTACGATACAATTTATCAGACGGAAAGTTATTGCACCACGACGATTCGCGCATCAGTCGGAAATTATCTCGTTAGCAAATACATCCAACAACAAACCGAGGATGTCGTGATATATTGTGGAGATATGTCGGATGAAATCTTCGGGTCGTATCGTGGATTCTTGAAAGCGCCGACGGACACAGACTTTCATCGCGAAAATGAGCGGATGATTCGCGATGTTCGGTTTTTTGATTTATTGCGTTCTGACAAAAGTATAAGCGGCGCGGGATTGGAAGCGCGTGTTCCATTTGCGGATAAGGAGTTCCTTACGTATGTGATGACGCTCCCCCCGCGTCTCAAACGGTTCGATGATGATAAAATGGAGAAGTATCTTCTTCGTAAGGCGTTTCAATCTGAGGGGTTATTGCCGGATGATGTTCTCTGGCGCAGAAAAGAGGCATTCAGTGATGGAGTGAGTTCGGCTGATGGTCGACGGACGTGGGTTCAAATGATTAAAGAGTATGCCGACCGCGTTATATCGGATGCTGAGTTTAATAATAATGGACATCATTTATATTCACTTCATAATCCGCCATATGACAAGGAGAGTTTCTATTACCGTCACGTATTTGAGAATATCTATGAAGGACGCGGAGATACGATTCCGTATTATTGGAGACATCCCTTTTGTGAAGGCGTTCTAGACCCAAGTGCGCGTTTGTTGTCATTTTATGTCGCGGACACGGCGGAGTAACGCATCAGCGCGATAGCGCGCATTATTATATCATTATAATACAGCACAATATTGTATTGTATTATGAATAGGATAAAGAACACTGCGGAAGATTTCGTGGTCTCGATTATAACCTACCTACGCGACGCATTATCACCTTTCTTTAAAAAATATGCGTCTTATTATGACTATTTGGATTATTTTGTCTATGGAACATACGCGGTTGTTTTATTAGGGTTTTATTCCATATTGCCGGCTTATATCCCTGTTTTACGAAACGTCCTCTTATATACCGCTGTTGTTATTTTACTCATTCGCTTCAATACGATTTCGTGGACGAACCCGAAGTTCGCACTTCTAGGTGGAAACAAGTTTAGTGAATTTGACAGAAGCCTTATTTTATACACGTGTGTCTTTATATTGATTACACACATCGTATCGGATACGGTGGTGAGTTACACCCAGAGGCAACTCGCACAGAAGATAATACAGCCGGTGATAAAGGTAGCCGATGGAGGTGGTGGTGGTGGCGGTGGCGTAGTATGGCCCTCGTATACAAGACAGTAAAGTCTTCCCATCTCCCCGACGATATGGAGCAAGACGCGAACGAGCGAAGGCGCGGCGTCCCATCTCCCCGACGATATGGAGCAAGACGCGAACGAGCGAAGGCGCGGGTCCGCTCCGCGGACGGAGCGCCGAAGCGAGTGAGCATAAAATTGAAATGTTTTTCAACCAATACATTAGATACTGTGTAATCAACGTAGCAACAAAGAAAAATGTCGTCTGGCAATGGTATTATCGCAGAAACCCGTGAAAAAATACAAACCGAGTTGGATACCCTGTTGGCTGTGTTGGAGGACGTTCAAGGAGTCATTCCCGAAGGCGCGTATTTGCGCGGAATGAATGCGCTCGGTTCGCTACATCGGCACAAGCAAACCGCGTTGACCGCGATTCGTCCTGGCGCAATACTGCGCTGTTGGAAGACCTTGGAGGAAATTGAAGAAGATGATGAAGACATATACGACGAGATTATGGAGGTCGCCGATGACATTGTTGTTGAATTGTGCGGGCAAGATTCAAGCATTTATAGCGACGAGAGATACAATCTCGTTCATCGTGGAAACGAACAGGAGACGTTCCAAGCACTTATGGATTACAAGCCCAGAGAAGGAAACGCCGGATACGAAACGAGTCCGATGGTGCTTCATCACGCGATTCAGGTGATTATGGAGCGATTGTTCAATGACACCTATCACGAATTGGAGATTGTGCGCCCAGTGAGTTGCCAATGCGGTTGGCGTGGAGCACAAGGCAATTGGGACCGTCACATCAGGAATATGCGTCATCAACGATGGGTTGACGCAGAAAGTGAAAAGCGTCAATCTGAGAACGCTGCGCGAGAGGCGATATTTCAAAGCGAATTGGCGCGGGCGCGTGAACTCGTAAGTGAATTGTTCACGAAATCCCGCCGTGAAAATGGAATGATATACTTCAAACAAGAAGACGTGAAAGATTCACGCGCATTCAAACAAGCAATGGAAGATTTCATTTCAGCGTGGACTCAAATCTCAGGTGAGCGCGTAATCTTTGTCTCGGAGCAGGGTGAACTCTCTTGGTTCACGTAGAGTAGAGTAATTCACCGAATACGCATCGTCTTGTTTCGCATATTCTTCACCGCACTTGTCTTATCTACATAAAATATGTGTCCACCTTTCGGGGTTGTATCCCGACTATTCTTTTTAGAGGTTCGGCGATGTTGTGTATTCGATGATTGCGAACGAGACAGTAGTCTTGGCTTCGGTGGTCCATCCCGGAAAAATTGTTGGAGATGGTATAATATATACTTGCTAATGATTTCATCAATCTCTCGCGGATTGATTTTAGATTGGTGCGACTTTGCGTTATATTTCGCCAAATTTGCATATTTCAGAAACATGTTGTGGATTTCTATGGAAAGAATCTGTTTTTTCGCGGTGGGTGAAGTGATGGATATCGTAGACGTCACTGTGAACTTGTCAAATACCTCACGATATAATGCGCTATTCAAGAAACGAACCACAAACATTTCAAATGGAATATAGGAGTGGTATGGCTGTAGTTTGATATAATATACACGGTCATCCACCATTTTAGGATGTTGAAGGTCATCCAGAAAACATATTTCAATATCTCGCGGAAGGCGCCCACATCGTATAAAATCGTTCACTGTTTTATCATTAGTTGTTCGTTCAGGATACATCTGCTGCTGTTGCGTTTGCGTATCGACGTCCTCTGTTTTTGGTTTAATCGTATGGTCAAAAAGAGGCGGGACGATTGCGAGTCCGCCGCCGCCGCCACCGCCTCCGCCGTCACCCGAGTTTGTTGTCGTGTTTCCCTGTAACCGTAACTTGGTTTCAAAATATTGCCGAATACACGATAACCATTTCGCAGGACCCATATTATTCGTGTATATCATCACTTTATTACAAACACCGGCATTCTTTTTTTTACGAATATACTCCAATATACGAACCATACTCGGGCGAATAATTTCCGGATATAAATCAACTAAATCATTGAAGTATTGGTATGTTATATTAGGCTTATTATAATAATCTTCTAATACGTGTCCAAATATAGAGAGTTGAGAAAAATTGCCGAGTGTTTCATCAATATCAAACACTACGACCTTTTGCTTCATTCTGTTATAGTATATGAATATTCTTTTTTTTGTATTTGTCTAGTATAGAGATATGAAACCTGGAGTGAAGTATACTGATGATGATATTGATGAAGATATGAAACTCACACGTCGAGACTATCTTAAAATTATTCATCATTATCTACCACGCGATAGTCATAAGAGAAACGGTGGAATATCCGGTGATATCAAAACTCGCGCTCAACGCATTCTTGCGGGCAAATTGTGTCGGTGTATCAAGGCGTCAAACGCAAATGCGGAAACACGTCGAATTGGATATTGTTCACGAGCTATTTTCAATCAACGTGGATTACGGCATCATGGGTTTCGTTGTAAAACCAAACGAGGCACATTACGTCCAAGACTCACGCGCGATATCACAAAAACGTCGCGTCGGTTACGTATTCGCACGTGACACAACCATCAAGTGGCATCACCGCTATTGATATACTCCACTACACTCAATATAAGTAGCTCTTCCTGACTCAAACGTTGAAACACAACATTGGCTTCAAACCGAATATTAAATACGAACCTCTTGATATTACGAATCGTTACTGTATGAGTGCCATTTTCCGGGTCTTCACGAACCTTGAATAATGTCCCGCCGAGAGTTACATAGGGTCGCGCTTCAAGCGACCGAAGAGGTATCCAACGAATAAGCTGGCAATGTTTTAGGTCATATGGGTTTTCAATGACGCGATACATCGCGAGTTTACGTTCAAACTCTGCCAGTTTTTCGGTCGTTAAATTCAGCGACGAGAGAATTTCGTGGCGCCGGTCATCTATCATTTTCTTTGAGAGATTCGCAATCGTGTTATTCTCTGCCTTATTCATCGCAGATAATATCGCTTTCACATCCAGCGGGAACGTTGGTTCGTCTATAACCGATTGAAGTAGATCTTCATCCGAATCTACGGCATAATCGGAGTCTTTGACGCTTGGATGTTTTTTTGAATGGATAGATGAGTTATCGGTTTCAACCCCACTATCACTAGTCTCGTCGCTGTCGTCGCTGTCGTCGTCTACGGGGTCGTCGTCGTCGTCGTCGCTCTCGTCTTCCGGTTCGTAGTCTTGTATATTTTGTAACAATAAACCCATATCCAGTTTCTTTTCGTCGTCCATAGAGGCGGATGCGCCCCCATTCCGCGACCGTGACCTGGAACGGGACCGCGACCGGGACCTACCTCCGGCAGATGGACGCATAAACTCCAAATCAACTAGAACCGTCTTCTTCATATCTATCATATATACAATGACTTGTATTTATTATACATACCGCGAATACCGCGAATACCGCGAATACCGCGAATACCGCGAATACGACACTGACTGACGCGAATTTGAGCGCGTTTTTATGAGATGTGACGGAACTTCGCAGCAAATGTTGCCATTATCTTATGACTTTTTGAAAAGTCAGTGTGGCGGTAAACGGCGAAAAATGGTTCCGGAGCAGGTTTTGTGAAGTGACCTTACTGACATTCCCGCGGAATGTTGCCATATAATGCGTCAAAATCGCAGATTATGGTCTCGTCAGGCTAAAAATGCGCGAAAATCGCGTTTTAAAAGTAAAATTGGCTATCCCGGATTTGGACATTTTTGGATTTTGACCATTTTACCCCAATGATGTTAGCGGGATAGGTAGCCGGTGTAATTCATAAGACGTGACTGATTATGGTGCCAATGTTGCCAAAATCTTATGAATGTCAAAATGCACTTTCAGACAAAATCAGACAAAATCAGACAAGTTCGTGTGACGATAATGTTCGAAAATTGATAAGATTTTGGCAACATTTAGACCAATCGATGGTGCGAATGTTGCCAAACCCCTGGGGTAAAATGAAAAGTCAGTGTGCCGTCATTCTCGTTAAATGTATAATATAAATATATACCGTATTATAATAGAAGTGTATACGTAGAGAGGTAATGCCAAGAAAAGATATCAATTATTCAAATACCATCATCTATCAAATTATGTGTAAAAACAAAAATGTTTCAGACACATATGTTTCGTATACAACCAATCTTACGCAACGAAAGTATAAACATAAGCGTGATAGTTTAGATATGTCCGTGAGGACACGATTATATGATTCTATCCGAAAGAATGGAGGTTGGGAAAATTGGAAGTGTTTAATTTTGGAGGAATGTGTCTGTAATAATGAATGTATCGCCAAAGAACGAATGAACTTTCACATTTTGAAAAATAAGCCGAATTTGAACGAAGAATATTTGAATGAAGTGTCGTCGCCAAGTGAATTATTACAGTTAAGTGTTTACGAGAAATCCGAAATGGTCGAAATGGTAGAGAAGGTTGATAAAGTAAATGATACAGACGAGAAAGACGAGAAATATACTTGCCAATGTAAAAAAACGTACACACATCGTTCAAGTTATTATAAACATACGACAACGTGTCTACAATATCAACATCGACATAAGAATGATATTTCAATGAATACGTTGACAATGTCAATTACAACAACGACAACCGTTGCTGCGATGATTACGCAAAAACAAGCAGATGATTCTAGTGAGTTCGTGGTCACATCCGATTCTGCCGCAATTGAAAGTGATGATAACATCGCAATTGTTCGACACCGTTTTAAACCGAGGAAAATTGCCAGTAAAGTCGTTGAAAACGAAGTGTTTCATTATTCGGATGAATCCGTTTTTGAACCAGAAGTAGAACCACTGATGTTAATAAACGATAGCGAACATAGCGAACATAGCGAACATAGCGACCACAGTGACAGCGGACATAGCGACCACGATGACAGCGACCACGATGACAGCGACCACGGTGACAGCGGCCGTGTGAGTGAAAGAACAAATGTATCTGATATCATTAATGAACAAAATGATAAACTTCGGGATTATATTCGGAAAATGATTTCGGCTCTTTCCGGTGGGAATGGGAAGAAACGAAACAAAAAGTCTATCCTCAATTCTCTCGTATTTGAATTGTTAGACCAGAATAAAACGCTACAAAAACAACTTGTCGAGTTGAGCAAAGAACGCAATATTATTGTCAATAATACGAATAACAATCAGTTCAATCTGAACTTCTTCCTGAACGAACAGTGTAAAAATGCGGTCAACTTTTCCGATTTCGTCGACTCTATTGAAATCACGATGGATGACTTGGCGTATACACGAAATCAGGGATTGGTAGAAGGTATTAGTAAAGTGATGATTGACGCACTCAAGCAATTGGACTTATATGCGCGTCCAATTCACTGCACTGACCCTAAACGCGACATTATTTATTTACACGACGAAAAACAATGGGCGAGAGATGAAGGGAATGTTCGGATTCGCAAGGCGTTCTTGGATATCGCCAATAAAGAGTATTTCGCGATTAAAAAGTGGATGGATTTACACCCGGGGTGGGAGACAAATCAGCGCCTCCAGGAGTTTCATCATAAGATGCTTCGGAATGTCCTTCACGAAATCAAGGATGACCCGATTGGTGAACGTAAGATTATGAAAAGTGTTGCGCGAGAGGTGCTCATAGAAAAGTGAAGTTGTTATAATGATTTATAATAAATAACGCCCCCAGCTATGGCCTCGGCCAGGTTCGCAGTCTTGACTTCCAAATTCTTCAACAACTTTATTCGCAATACAATCAGCCCACGCGCGATTTGGACCATAATTCCATCCCCGGAGCCAATTTTTATTTTTGATTGTATCATCCATAATGACAATTGTATGTAAATGCGCGAGATTCTTACAATTTACAATGTCCCCGTATGCGATTGGGTAATCGTGTCCTCCATCAATAAATATAATATCAAATGGTTTCGCTGTTTTTGAATATTCCGGAACAGTCTGTAAACTATTTCCGATGATTAGCGTATGTCTATTGGGATACTTATTATCGATAAATGCTTTACCGTGTTTGAGGTAATCGTGATGCCCTATGTCAAAACTTACAAGTTCTACATTGGGATTGGATGATAGAAACAGTTCCGCAGAATGTCCTCCATTAAATCCAATTTCCATAACACGTTTTATGGACGGTGAACTTACCATTCTTTTTAAGAATTGGATTTGCCCGGGAACTTGCTGAGAATACCCCTCGGTAGGTATAATATTATTCGTTTTGAAATATTCGTTCAAGCTCGTCATACGAATAAAGATAGAGTAATATAATGTAAATTGTTATTACTTTATATTCTATTTTACTTATATTGCATTTTAAGTTTCAATCAAAGAACTAAAACTTCGTTCCGATAACCTCATTGGCTGCCATCGGCTCAAACGACATCATCCCGCCGGGCATTCCGCCGCCGACATTTTGCGCGTAGGTGCTGTTAAAGTGCTGCTGCTGCTGGGATGCCTGCGAGAGACCGTAGTCGGCGGTGCCGGTATTACGGTTGGTCGTCAGGACGGGGTTAGGAGGCGCCATTCCGCCGCCGACCATTCCACCGGGAACACCGCCGGCGTAAGGTTGTGAGAGGGGCTGTGTGATGCGAACCGCGCCGCCCGTGCCGCCACCCTGACCGCCTTGTGCGCCACCGCCCGCAGTGCCATTGTAACTCGTCTCACCGCCTAGCAGTTCAATCGTGCGCTCCACGATAATCTGGACCTTCTCGCCCAATTTGGTCTTGATGCTCAAGAGAATCATCAAAATGCCTAAAATTGTAGTCGTAAAGTTGAACTCGCTGTATCTGTATCCAGAGTAGGTAGGAACATACGTAATCAACCGATGAATAAAGTAGATGAAGATGAACATAAACAGAATTTGTCCGATGATTTCCACTAAAATCATTAAAGTAGCCTTATGGTCGTCGGGTTCGGGGACGTAGGTGCGAACCAAGTAAAGCATAATCAGAATCGGGACGAAACCGATAATGGTATACTGAACAATGTTCAAGAGGACACCCTGTTGCTGTTCGTCTAAACGAAACACATGGTCTACAAATGAACTACCGCGCTTCGTTCCTTCTTTTACAGTTTCTTCAAACGCTTCCATCGTTGGGTATATATACAGGGAATATTAAAATGAAATGAATGAAATGTATGAAATGTATGAAATGAATGAAATGAATGAAATGAATGAAATGTATGAAATGAATGAAATGAATGAAATGAATGAATGAATCGAATTAAACACTATTTAATCCTATTCTCTATATCCACCCACCGCGAATATAACAATGCTCCGCCGTTTCGCCAGAATCAATAGCGTCCCTCATTATCGCGCCGAAAACACCGGCGTCGCACAATATAGTATTATTAGCACTACTCCTCCCACTTCTACATCCGCTCCGGTGAACGATGGTGAGACGCAACATCCTATACCCACCATTGAAATGCCACAACCCACTTTTTTCATCCACCCTCACGCTGAATACCAATACCTAAATCTCATCCACGACATCCTCGAACAAAACAACGAACACATCAGTCGTAATGGTAAAACCATCTCCATCTTCGGTTCGGGAATGGTATTCTCCCTTGACCAAGGGTCGTTACCGCTTCTCACCACGAAACAAATGGCGTGGAAGACGTGTCTCAAAGAACTCCTCTGGTTCATTCAAGGAAAAACAGACAATCGCCACTTACAATCCGCCGGCGTTCATATTTGGGACGATAATGCGTCACACGAATTTATGGAATCGCGTGGTCTCGCGCACTACGCCGAAGGCGACCTCGGCCCCATCTACGGTCATCAATGGCGCCACTTCAATGCGAAATACGACACGTGTGAGACGGATTATACAGGTCAAGGTGTAGACCAACTCGCGGAGATTATACGCTGTCTGAAAGACCCCGTCGAGAGATTTTCGCGCCGACTCATTATGTCTGCGTGGAATCCCTGTCAGTTAAACGAAATGGCGCTCCCTCCGTGCCATATTCTGTGCCAATTTAACGTCGACAATCAAAACCGCCTCTCGTGCGCCTTGTATCAACGTAGTGGTGACGTAGGTTTAGGCGTTCCTTTCAATATCGCTTCTTATAGTTTTTTGACACATCTTCTTGCGAAACATTGCGGATTAGTCGCCCACGAATTCGTATATCATTTAGGAAACGCGCATATCTACGACGACCATATTGACGCATTAAAGCCGCAATTATTGCGTAAACCTTTCTCTTTTCCGCGGGTTGAAATCGGCGTATTGAGAGATAACATCAATGATTATATCTTCGAAGATTTTCGCGTTTTGAATTATCAAAGTTATGACGCGATTAAGATGAAAATGCGCAAATAATATAGAAATAATGTGTTATTACATTTTATAATCTTCAATCAAGGCGGGCGAACAACCAAACGAGTTACAATGAGTGGTAATGCTGCACTATCTGCGGCGCGAAAGCGTCGCGCGTCTTCCTCTCCGATTTCACCGATGCCTACCAGTGGAGTTCCCACGCGTGGCGGAGTTAGCAATCAACCCTCATCTTATTACAGCAAAAATACGTCGACTGTTCAACAATTAATGAATCAGACGTTTCCAGACCAACAAGATATACGTGGTCAATCGCAAATGAACGTGCCGCCAATCAATATTTATGAAAATATAGAACTCATTAAGCACCAGTTAACGGAACGCACGAAAATAATACAAACACAGGGGGCTAGCTTTCCTCCAGAAAAGTTGCGAATTCTTCAAAAACAAAATGAGATACAGACACAAATTTTACGTCAGAAAATGGCGATTGCGCAACAAATGGAGATTGCTGAAAAACAACAGCAGGATGCGTTATTAACACAGACACAGACACAGCCCGCGCCGTTTATTATTCCTTCGATAAATGAGCCCGAATTTATTTATGAAAAGGGAATTCCTCGTAAGAACCCGAAATACAAAACACCGGCCGAGATAGAAGCAATGCGGCAAGAGGCTGCGGCGATGGCAAGTCGCCATTCATCGAACTCCAAGGCAAATAAGCAGCAACCGCGAAATACATCGACAGGTCAGTCCGCAATGTCATTGACACCATTTGTCACTATTTTATCTGATACTGGGGTTATCCCTCCTCCGGTGGTTGTATTGAAAGCGCACGACACGAAGTTGGATGAGCATAATCGTGTGTTGTCTGCGATTATCGATGAATTAGAAGAACTATCTTCGAAAGTGCGTTCAAGGTCAACTGCCGCGACAAATGGAAAAAACGAATCAGAATCAAACCGCGCAGACGCAGACGGTGATGCGGGCGCCGATGCCGACGCCGATGAAGAACTATTAATGGATGTCGTTATCAATGACTTGACGAATAGCCGCGAATTTGTTGAAGGAATCGTGGATAAGATTGTCAATGAGACAAATCTCTCAGAAGTGATAATGAAGATAGAACCCCTTGTCAAAGAAAATCAAGAACTTCGTTCGCTCATTTATTCGCAGCAACAGATGATGAATGAAATGAACACAATGTTACTACGCCTATTGAATAAGACAACTGAAGCCGGCAGTGTAACCAGTGTTACGGTAGATAATGTTGAATTAGAAACACACGATGAAAATTATCAGGACGATGGAATGGATAATGACGGTTTATATGAAATGACAAATATTGTATTGATGAAAGCGTCAGTTGTGGACGTGGAACCGGCGACAGTCATTGAAGATGACACTCACGGCAACCTCGCAGAGACTGCGGATGCCGTGGAGGACATCACACCAGTTGAGCAAGATGATGATTATGACACAACGCCACACTTTCCCGAACACATCTCTCTCCTTATTCGTGAAATTCCTAACGAGAGTGCGTAAAGAAAAAGAAGTATAAATATGAATATGTAGTAGTATTCATATTTACAATATGCTGATTATATCTATTTTTATATTTTGTATCGTATTGTTCCTCTATTTACATATCCATTTTCATCTGAAACGAAGCAATGATTTAGAAGTCTACGAAATAGACCAACCATCCAAACAACGTTTAGAAGAAGTATGTGATATACGACAACCAACTACATTTGAATATTATAACGACCAATTATTGACACAACTTTCTTATCAAACAATACATACGAGTTATCGCGCATTTGATATACATATACGCGACGTGTCAAAGACGCCATCGTGGTCGCCATCGTCGTCGCCATCGTCCTCGTTGACGACTCAAAACGATAATAAGACGCCGCAAAAAGGAACCGAACAAGAAGCGGTTCTTTATATCCCTGTTACATTTAAAATCGCACACGAAGTCCTCAAAAAAGATACAGAACGAAAATACCTTAGTGAGCATAACGCGGATTTTATTGAAGAAACTGGGCTTATCAAATTATTCCAATTAAATGACGAATTCTTGCGCCCTTATATGGTTTCCAACTGTATGTATGATATTATGATGGCGTCTGAAAAGACAACAACCCCACTTCGTTATGAGGTGAATTATCGTAATTACTTCTTAGTGACACAAGGCAGCGTTCGCATCTTACTCATCCCTCCCAAAGATACGCGATATTTATATCCTATCAATGATTACGATATTTTAGAGTTTCGTTCACCGGTGAATCCGTGGAAAGTTCAGCCGGAATATCAGGACGATTTTGATAAAATTAAAACACTCGAAGTAGAATTGTTTCAAGGGATGGTGATGTTTATTCCGGCATATTGGTGGTATAGTATTCAGTTTATTAGCGCCGAGACCAGTATTTGTTCCTTTAAATATCGCACACATATGAACACGCTATCGATTGCGCCCCAACTCTTATTGAATATACTTCAAAATATGAATATCAAGCGCGATACATTGGAAAAACGTGCGATAGTCAAAACGCAGTTTCAAGCATCGACATCGACATCGGCGACGACAGAACCTAGCGCACCAAATGAACAGCCACCTCAAGAATACAATCCATCGATTGAAACGCAATATTTACCAAAGTCATTACGCGGAACAAATACAAATCCGTATAGTATAATGAACACAATGACTGCGTCACTTGAAACATTGTCTGCGAATATCGAATACAATTCAGATAAAAAAGAAGTAATATTGACAGAGACAATTGAAAACAGTAATTTGGGTGAACATAATACACAAGGAGCCACACCCGCAGCCGCCGCAGCAGCCGCTATCGCTACGACTTCACCTGAAACCGTTATGACATTTGCTACCGGGGGTGCGGCCAGGAACGGGAACGATTCTTAAACTTGTTGATCTTTAGTTATCATCGCGTGTAATAAATCACATACTTCATTAATGGATATAGACTCCTGCGTCATCATTTTTGTAAATAGTTCGTGCAAACCACTATGTGTAATAACATCCAAAATCAGTGACGATACATATCCCGTGTTTGTAAAAAAGTATTTCGGATATTTATAATAATAACTATAAAAGTCTCGATAAATATACATTGTTAGAAACCCGATACCTAATGACCAGACATCGTGTTTCACTTCAAGAGTTTTCCAGTAATATTTACTCGATTTATTGGTATCCCGGATATTTTTGAATTCTGGGTGGCAATACGGTATCGTTCCACCTGTTCCATATCCCTTTCCTTGGATTCCGGATAGACCAAAATCGATAAGAAACACTTTGAAATGTTTGCATCTCTCGGGATGGTGTATGTCAAATGTTGATTCTTCGCGAATAAGTATATTGTCAGGTTTAACATCTCCGTGAACAATACCAGCGCGGTGAAGGATTCGGAACAATACGGCGCACTTATAAAACAAATGAATAAAAAATGGGTATTGTATACTGGAAAACTGGCTGTATACATATGAACCGAAATTGTCTTTTACCCAATTATACAACGGCATCGTATTTTCAGCATAATATTGTATACTAAACGATATCGCATCTTTGCGAAGTTTATTGTAAAATGACAATGCGTCGGATTTGAGGTTATCCATACTCGGATGAGAACCAGCATTATCATAATACTTACATTCACAGTATGTGGAACTTGGCACACATTCGCATATTTTGTTACATTTATCCCGTCGGATATTGGTATATATTAGAAAGGGTAATACAACACCGGATTCTGCCGTGACCGTTCCTTCTAGAGCATTGGAAACATCTGCCTCATTAATAAAACTATACGGTGAATCGTCGATACGAATAATATATTCTTTATAGCGAAACACCCCAAGATATCGTGTGGACCGTAATGAACGATAATGTTTCTTCTCGACAAAAAGCGTATTGTAAATATCAAGCGCAATAATAATATAAATGATGCGTAATTTTACTTTGGTAATCGACGTTGTATTTGGTATATTTTCAATCATTTCTTCTATCCGTGGTTCTAAAACAAGACCGGCTAATTCGATTCGTGCGCGACGCATTGTAGTGAAAAGTTCCTGACATTCAAAGTCGTTTTGAATGCTAGACTCCTCAATATCGTAACAGAATAATCGGCGAGTTGATGGCGCAGATGTTTCCGGTTCCACTAGTGATGAATCACATTTTACTGGAATAATACTTGATTCCATAATTATTGCGTATGACCGTTCCTTTCTTAATCGGTTTCGTTTATCTAATGTTTCGCGTATTCGTTTTTTTATCTTAGAAAAGAAGGCTAACATATATAGATTGTATGGATATATGTTATTGTGTCTATGTTAGTTACTTATAATTCGAACCAAATGTGTTTTCTTGACAATACGTAACGTATAAAAACCCGTCAGAGTCTTTGTTGTCATCGTATATTTGTCCTACCATAGATGTAATTGGAAATAGTCGATTATTAATAAACATAAATAGCGCCTTTTCGGATGGAAAATGAATACGTTTACGGATAATTTGTTGAAGTTGAAGAAGCGTCAAATCTCTCGGAGTTATATATTTGGATTTGTCAATCGGATACGATACACGGTCACCTTTAGATGGCTCGATAATAAGCGGGACACGGTCGGGGTATTTTTCAAGGATGAGTTGAGATTTTTTAACGCGTTCTAAATGGTCGTTTGTGGCAAATGACGCAGCAGCTGACACGACTGGTTGTACGGAGGAGGATGATGGTGAAATGGCGGATGATGGTCCTGCATTTGTTGCGTATAATGGTTGTTCGACTGAGTATGATGTTGTCATTGTAGTATTGTTCATTTATAATTCTATACAAATTTATTTCTATATTACAATTGGTGAAAAATATTTATAGTATTCAATAATGTATCATTTACGATAAATTGAAATATATTCTCCTGTTAAATGATAATGTATGATTTGATAGATGGCGACAACATTATCACACGATATTCGTAAATATACAACAGTTGTGAAAAAACTGTCGGAGACGCCACCCACCGTGACCACACCTGCCGCCACCGCACCCACGTCCAGCCCAGATATCTCGTATATGTCTCCTGA